TTTCCTCTGTTGGTCTGCACATATTACATCAAGTGCAACACCGTGCAACTAGTCAATTTGTCGTATGTGCGGATATACAGTGACGTGATGTTTTGCGTCAGTTGATGTATAACTCTGTGTTATACGGCAAGTCGCTCTACCGTAATTCTGTACTCTGGCTTGCCGTCTGGGGTGCTTATCTCAATCGGCCTGCCAAACTTCAAGCCATGCTCCGCAACAGCCACCAACGCCTCAATAGTTAAGTCCTGCTTGCCTGCTGCCCATGTGCCACTTTTTAGCACTGTTCCTGCAAATATCGTCCCTGTTAGCGGGCTTGCTGCAATGTGTAATTTCTTCATTTTATTTACCTATCATGTTAATAGTTTTGCCGTATAACAACGCAATCAAGCTGGACAGCCTAACGGCTGCCGCTTATTGCGGGGTTATACGGCATACATATCCATTTGAGCAGATTTTTCCCATGCCGCTGCGCTGTTGTGCGCCTCAATTCTGTCCATTATTACAACCGCTCTCGCAGCCGCTGAAACCGGTGTGTACATTCCAAAACGATTCACACTACCGGAATTCACTGCCGCATTTGTGCTGTCTGCTGATGACAGCGGAAGTCTTGTAAAAATTGCAGGATCGAGCATTCTCAGCCCATGTAATTTTGCCTTTGGTCTGCCTATTGAGTTACAGGCTACGCCCATTGCAGCCTCCATCCTCTGCCACCACCCGATAGTGCCTGGCGTTGCCCACTGACCGGAGCTGCCCAAAGCGACCACCTGAAACTTATCTACTAGATAGGCAAGCCACTCTAGCGACTCGTGCAAATGCCAAACCGGAACAGATAAAACGCCGAAGCCTTCGCGCTGCCACCTTGTTACAAGTGCAACGTTTTCTTCCTCTGTGCCGTCTATCTTGTCCGGTATCAAACACCAATCAAGACCCGGATGCCCCTCAATCGAATGTACCCAAGCATGGTATTCCGTGAACGGAACATCGCCACCTTTTTTCCACAATGAAAACGCTGAGTTATCCAATACAAACGACTGGCAAACTTCCATTGCAATAGCCAAATTGTCCGGCCTGAAAAACGGGATAAGCGCATGCCTGCCTTTCAGCGAATGACAAACATCTAAACTTTTTCCTCCCATCGGTGTGCCGTGATAATGAATCATTTTTTTCTCTGTAGTTAGTAGCCGCATAACAACCGCTTCACAGACTGCCCTTATACTTGACAATAGCAGCCCTGTCGAATACCCACCGATACTGCCCAGCGTAATTCTGCTTTTTCGGGCGTGGTATTGGCTGCGTAGTATCGCGCTTTTCGTTAATGTGTCTATGCACTCTTGACCGCATTGCAGCATGGCTTATGCCAAGTATTTTTGCCGCCTCTTCAATTGTTACTGTGTCGCTGGTTTTCATGCCTTTTCCCCTGATTCGTATTTAGTGGTGGCCGTTTTGCAGCACAGGTGGCCAGCCTGCATGACAACACCGCGTTACTGGTGGGCTGCTAAAATGGGATGAGTCCGTCGTCAAAATCATCCTGTACACTTGGCGCTGGTGCGCTTCGCTGTGCCTGACCTTCCGGCTTGCCGTCTAATAACTGCATTTCACTGGCAACGATTTCTGTACTGTAGCGATCCGCACCGCTCTGATCCTGCCATTTGCGGGTTTGCAGCTTTCCCTCAATGTAGACCTTGCTGCCTTTTTTCAGGTACTCGGCGGCGATTTCAGCCAGACGCCCAAACATCGACACGCGATGCCACTCGGTGCGTTCCTGCTTTTCGCCGGTATTTTTATCCTGCCATTGCTCCGATGTTGCAAGTGACAGGTTTGTTATAGCATTTCCATTTGCTGCATAACGCGTTTCCGGGTCTTTTCCGATTGATCCAATGAGTATTACTTTATTGATACCGCGTGCCATGTTAAGCCACCTCTGATTCGTTAAAGTTTGTGGTTGCAAGCCAGTCACGCGACTGCCGTCTTGATACATCAAATTCCCGTGCGATTACTCCGATCAAATAATCTGCGCTTGGTCTGATTGGTTCCTGTGCTTTCACTGGCTCAACGATTGGCCGTTCCAGTGTTACAGAATGAACCATTGGTGCTGGTTCACGTACCGGAGCTGGAGCTTGTTCTACCTGCGTAATTTCAGGGGTTACTTGTTGAGTTTCAATTGCTGCCAGTCTGTTGGCTTCTGCGCGTTCCTGTGCTTCGCGTGCTGCGGTTTCTGCGCGTACCTTTGCCTCTGCCTTTGCCTGTTCCTCGGCGCGTATGCGTTCGCGTAATGCTTCGGCTTTTGCTTGCTCTGCCGCTGCATGTTCCTGGATACGCATTTTAACTACGGCGGCAAAATCGTCTGGCTGTTTGCTTGCAATGTTTTGCAGGTCAGGGAATAACGTCTTGCTATCCCAAGCGACAATGTGGAAGTGCTTTAGGTTCGCATCGATCCTGTCGGCTACTTCATTTGCTGCGATCTTAGCGTTAGCAAGCTCGGTATCAATGGCATCCTGCATACTGGTGTAGTTTCGCTTGCCTTTGATAGCGTCGGCAAAATTTGGCATGGATAGATTAAGCCTGATAGGGGATACTCTGGCTTCCAGCGCGGCTACATGTTCCATGTATGCGTTTTTGCCAGCGATTACCATTGCCTCTTTTTTGGCTTTGTCCTCGCGTTCCACGTCCTTTTCCAGTTGCAGGGCGGTAGCGTTAAGGTCTTTTGCCCATGCGTCCATTTTGCGTGCAGCTTCCCCGATTGTTTCAGTCTGTGCAAGCATTTGTTCCTTGGATATGGCGATAGCCTTTGCCGTGTCGCGAAACTTTTTCGCCGCTGCTTTTGCGTTGCTAAAATCCTGATCGGTGACAAGAACAATGGCGCGAGTCTCCGCAAGGTTGGCGGCAAGTGCTGTGCCAAACTCATCCATGTTGTGAGTGGTAATCTCGCCCCTGGCATGAACAAACAGTGCAGGAAGATCAATTGTAACCTCTGCCTTGGGCATCTCTTTTACCTCTGACGGCGCGTAGTTGTCGAGGTCATCGCTGAATTGTTTCCAGCCTGCAATCAGCCGATCAATAAGCTCTTCATCACGGAAAACCCACATTTCAATATGTTCGTTTTCGTCCGATGCCATGAACAATGATTTTTCTGCACCCGACACAAGCATCTGATGGGCAAGCTGCCACTGGTAGTGCATATCCAGACCGGTATCGAGCATATTCCGCAGGTCTTTATTGAGCATCTTGTGTTCCCAGTTCACAGACTCATCCATCGTGAGGCCGTCAAAGCTGGCAGACAGCTTCATCTCTTCGACAACAAGCGTTCCGGTGACTGGGTAAAGATCCTCACCAACAATGCCTTCCGCAATCTGGCGGGCAGCTGCTTCAGCTGCATGGCCTTTGTCGAACAGGCGTTGTGTGTTGGCATCAACTTCAGGCCGGATGCCGGTGGCGTATTCTTTCAATAGTTCATTGCGCGTCTTGTATTTGCTTGCGCCCATCATTGCGCTGGCATCGCTGGCGTTGTAATGCTGCATGCGGTGTGCATGCCACTCGGGGCTTCCTTGCTGCAGTTCTAAGATTTTCATGCCTGTTCTCCTGCGGCGACAAACTCGCCTTCAATTACGCTTGGTTTGATTTTTAATTTCTGTGCATCGGTCAGCTTGCCCTTGCTTTCGACCATCACAATGATCTCGGCAGGCGTTTTGCGTCCGGCATCAATTGCCGCGATCCAGCTGGGTAACAGCCGATCAAAGTCTGCAACCGGGTACATCGCTGGCTGCTTTGGCTGATCGTCGCCTTTCACAAACTCCCGCAATTCATCGGGAAAATCCTCGAGATCTTGGGAGAAAATATCCGATGCGGCTGTGACGTTTAATGTCATGGCGACCATTGCGCGCTTACATGCCATCTTGAGGATGGTGTTAGCAAGGTCAGCAATGTTTGTCTTAACCTGGTTCGTAGAATATGCAGGAGATCCGTTCTTGCCCTTGCTCCACTTTACTCGCTTGTTGGATTCCGGCGTGGCATCAAACTCTTCCTTACACACGGCTGCGCGGTAGGCGTACTTCTCTTCCATGCTTGAGCATTCGCCCAAGCCTTCGCCAAGGATCTGGCCTGTCATCTGGTGGCGACCAATGCAAGTCACCCGGTAGCGAGCTTCGTTTGTCGTGGACAGATCCTCAACTCTGTATCCCTGTGCAATCTTAAATGTCATGCACAGCACTTCTGCCCCTGCCTTATACAAGGTAGGCTTTGGGGTGTAGGGGATTGTTCCGTAGTGCGTGTCTTTCTTCATGACCGACTGCATGACCGTCTGGATAAGGTTCACCCGATCCCTTACCTCTGGAGCTGAAAATTCCAGCTCCTGTGTTGCTACTATATTTGACATTTGCGCCTCCTGATCCGTTGAAACATTCAACAGAGCGTACATTACACCAGTACGACACAACATGCAACACCGGAAAGCATCGGATAAATGTCGCAGATCAAAACAGGCTGATTTCATTTGACTGGCTGGCGATTCTGTGTAATCTGTCCATCATCCTGTTGCAATATCTGGCAGGAAGAGTAAGATCGTAACAGCCGAAAGGCAATCACCCGCCCTGACTACAGACTGATCCCTGTAGTTCGATGGCTTCGCAGGTCGTAGGGCGCGGTGATACTCATAAATCCCATGTATGGGCATGCTGCGAGGAAACTGCGAGATAATCATGCACTACTTTAAACGCAACATTGGCGACTATCACAAAAAGGCCGGAAGGCTAAATATGCTACAGCACGGAGCGTACACGCTATTGATCGATGCGTGCTATGACCGTGAACGATTCCCGTCAAAAGATGAAGCGATAGATTGGTGCTGGGCATCGTCCGCAGATGAAATAGCGGCGGTTGAATTTGTTTTATTGAAATTCTTTGATCTTGTCGACGGAACATACAGGCAAAATAGGATTGCTGAAGAAATAGAGCAATATCATGCCACAGCCCTTGTAAATGCTAGGATTGCTCAAGAAAGGGAAGCTAAGAAAAGAGTAGAAAAAGCACGAAGCGTGAACGCGGCGTCAACGGTTGAGCACGAATCGACACCTAACCAAGAACCATTAACCATAAACCAAGAACCATTAAACATACAAGATACACCCGCTAAAGCGGTTGCTGTGTTATCTAAAAAACCGAAGTTTGATTTGTTGGATTCAGTACCAGACCTAGATCAACAGGTGGCCGCTGATTTTCTAGCTGTTCGCAAATCAAAACGAGCACCAATGACGGCAACAGCTCTTGCACTGATAACAAGCGAAGCTGATAAGGCTGGAATCACTACGGCTGAGGCGATAGCAATCGCAGCAGGGAGAGGCTGGCAGTCGTTTAAAGCGGAATGGATAGCGGATAACAAACAACAGACTAACCAACAGCAAGACAATTTTATCAACAAACACACTGACCGCTCATGGCGTGACGAAGGGTTTGTCGAAAAATATCAAGATAAATCATGGGCAGACGTAATATGATAGAGCTAATAAACATCGACTGCATGGAATACATGCAAAATCTGCCTGACAATGCTTTTGATCTTGCTATTGTTGACCCGCCATATTTTACAGACTACGGTAAGAAAAACTATACAGGGAGTGATATTTCTACAACAGGAGTCAATCGGCAGACTAAAAAAATAAATGAATGGGGGGGGCCTGATGCAGAATACTTTGCGCTATTACATAGAGTAAGCAAAAACCAGATTATATGGGGAATCAATTACTACGCAAAATCCACAGATAGCGTTGGGAGAATTGTATGGGATAAGAAAAACGATACATCTACATTTTCTAAAGCTGAAATAGCGTCGCATTCTTTCGGATTGCGCGTTGATATGTTTAGATTTGAATGGAACGGTATGCTGCAAGGAGATATGAAAAACAAAGAGCTACGCATTCACCCAACCCAAAAGCCGGTAAAGCTCTACGAATGGCTTTTACAGAACTATGCAAAGCAAGGCGACAGGATACTGGACACGCATCTTGGCAGCGGCTCTAGCGCGATTGCAGCGCACTATGGTGGCTTTGACTTTGTAGGGTGCGAGCTTGATACAGATTACTACAACGCAGCAAAGGCGCGGTTTGAGCAGGCTACTGCACAACTGGATATGTTTAGCGACACATCATGGGCAGAGGGGTTATGACATGAAAACCAACGTACAGGAAACAAGCATAAACTGTTACCACGGCCACATAGCTCCACTCAAGGAAATGACACAATGCGAAATAGTGGAAGTCGAGATTGGACGGCAATAAGTCTGGCCAGCGCACGCTGCATATTGAGCCAGACGTGTTGCTGGACTTCCGCCACCTGCCTTACGCAGACGAATCGTTCCGGCTTGTTGCGTTCGATCCGCCGCACCTGATCCACGCCGGGCCGAAAAGCTGGCTGGCAGCGAAATACGGACGGCTGAGTGATAACTGGCGCGATGACCTGCGGAAAGGCTTTGCTGAATGCTTCCGGGTGCTGGAGCCGGAGGGCGTGCTGGTTTTCAAGTGGAACGAAACACAGGTGCCCGTACGAGAGGTTCTGGCGCTGACACCGGAAAAGCCGATGTTCGGGCATCTGAGCGGGCGTAAGGGGCTGACGCACTGGCTGGTATTCATGCTGCCCAACCCACGCATAAGGGGCGCGTAGCGTCCACCTTGATGCGGTTGTTATACGGCAAAACTATTAACCTGATAGGTAAATAAAATGAAGAAATTACACATTGCAGCAAGCCCACTAACAGGGACTATATTCGCAGGCACAGTGCTTAAAAGTGGCACATGGGCAGCAGGAAAGCAGGACTTAACTATTGAGGCGTTGGTGGCTGTTGCGGAGCATGGCTTGAAGTTTGGCAGGCCGATTGAGATAAGCACTCCAGACGGCAAGCCAGAGTACAGAATTACAGTAGAGCGACTTGCCGTATAACACCTGACTTAAGCGGCTCCGTCCGCTTGAAGGAATAGTTATACGGCAATACTTGGAGAAAGATTATGTACAAAAGGCACGTTTTAAAGAAATACCCACACGCCTACGCCGCGCAAGATATTGATGGGTACTGGCATATCTGGTGTCCGTCTGTCCGAGGAGCATTGAGCGGCGGAAGATTAATGACAAGAAGCGCAACAACCGCGTGGAAATACGCAATGGCGCGACTTTGACGTATAACCCCCGAATTGAGCGGCGGGAACCGTCCGCTCGAATGAGTTGTTATGCACCAGAAACATTAACCTGAGAGGTAAACCAAAATGAACCAGAGCGAAATTAAGAATACTTGCAGCTACTGCGAAAAGCCATTTACCGCCGACAATGACGCAAAGACGATCAAGGAGCGCTACGGCGACAGATACCTGAAAGGTCTATTCCATGCTGATTGCGGCGAGATAGTGCTTGACGGCATCGACGCTACGATAGCTATGGCTGGTGCATAACACCTGAGCTATGGGGCGAGCCGTTAGGCGAGTCCAGTGACGAACACAGTGAGGAACGACCATGAGCGAATTGTTATGCGTCTTTAACTACGGAGAAATTACATGAAAAAAAAGATATTTGTCTTACTTGCGCTTCCTTTTTTTATTATTGGACTCAGTATTCTGTCCTTTAACGAAGGAGGTTTGCGCAGATTGGTGTATGACTGGAAAGAATTTTTTCGCACTCATGGCAGCCTTGTACGTCTTATTACTATTGAGGAATAAAAACATGGAACAAAACTTATTGCCATGCCCACTATGCGGAGGAGATGCGCGGCACGCAGTTAGTGCAGAGCACGGCAGCCAGAATACAGTAAAATGCGATGATTGCGGGTGTAGAGTTTCTAGCCAGTTTGACGGATGTATAGAAAAATGGAACACACGCGCCACTAACGCTGCCGCAACATGCAAAGACTGCGGAAAATTATTTGTTCCGCACAGGCTTATACCGCAGGCAAAAATATGTGAGGCTTGCTGCCAGCATGCTTGACGCATAACCCTGCAATAACCGGCTAGTCCGGTTGATTGCGTTGTTAGGCGTAAACATTGGAGGGATTATGAGCGAAGATGAAGATAGAAAATTTTTAGAAAACACACGAATGCTGGAGAAAGTTGATTGCAGAACTTGCATGATGTTCACTGAAAAAGGAAGGTGTGGGTCTATAGCAGAGTGTAGCTATCGGTTTCCTATGTATCACCCGAAAGTGGCTATTCAGCTTTTTCAAAAGACTGAGAGATTTAATTGGGGGAAGTGATATGAGATATGAAGTAGCAAAAGACAAACAGCACGAAAAAGCCTTCGCTATAGCGTTGCTTGAAGTCCCGCCGTTTCCCGAAAACGCAGACAACATTCAGGAAGTGGTTAGAACTCCGCTATCTGCTGTGGTTGCAGCCGTAGACAACGGGAATGGGTGGAGTTTTACCACGCTTTCGAGAGAAGAAAAGCGAACCATTGGCGACCAGCTAGTTGAGGCTGGTGCTGAATTCGCGGAATGGTGGTGGTGCGTGCAATATGTTGACGCCTAACACGATATAGACATCAACTGACGCGAAGTTTTGCGTCACAGCACTGGGAAAGTATGGTTTATGAGAGGGCTTATGGACAAAACCAGCAACGACTACCGGCATGCATGTGAGGTGCGCTGGATTGTGAGCCTTGGCAGTATGCAGGCAATGAAGTCCTACATGGACAGGGTACAGCTAAAGCGCGGGCAGGCGGCTGCTGATAGGCTACGGGATGATGTGCGGGCAGAGATCAAGAGGCAGCGTGATGAAAGGAAAAGCACCGACAAAAGCAGAAAAACTATTTCATGACAATCTGTCGCAGATTGGCTGCATTGCTTGCCGAATGGATGGAATATGGAATCCAATTGTTAGTATTCATCACATTGACGGCAGGACAAGGCCGGGTGCGCACATGAGGGTTCTTCCGCTTTGCGCTGGGCATCACCAGCAAGGCACCGGAGCGCCGGGACTGGTAGCGGTTCACCCGTACAAAGCTCAATTTGAGGGGATCTATGGAAAGCAGATTGACCTGCTTGAATTATGCAAAAACATAATCAATCCATGATGTTGTTACTCTATCGCATCTATGATATAGTAATTATTACAACTGAGAGGATTAGTTATGATTGGTAAAAAATTTAAAATGCTTGAGGTTTTAGACCGAATGCCGAATAGTTTTTTACGGTGCAAATGCGATTGCGGAAACGAGAGGGTTATTCGTGTTGGGCATTTTAATGCTGGTTATTTCGGGTGCTGCGGATGTACGACAAAACACGGTCACGCTGGCGGCTCAGGTTCAAAAAAATCACGTGAGTACGTTTGTTACTACAACATGATGGCGCGATGCCATAAGAAACAAAACAAAAGGTTTAAGGATTATGGCGCTAAAGGAATCGTTGTTTGTGAAAGGTGGAAAAATTCGTTTATTAACTTTTTGAGCGACATGGGAAAGTGTCCACCGGGATTTACTATAGACAGGATATGTAATGAAGGATCATATTCTTCTGAAAACTGTAGGTGGGTATCAAGAAAAGAAAATCAGTCAAACAGAGGGGTATCCATGATTTGGACTGTTTATGGAGTTGAGTTCCAAAGCTCAATAGATGCCGCAAAATTTCATGATGTAAGCCCGTCAACAATAAACGCATGGTGCAAAGGAAGAAAAGCTTTTGGTAGGTTTTATCCTAAAAAGGATGGATGTAGCGTATCAAAAAAGTTTTGACTGAAAAGATGACGCAATGGCAGAAACGCAAATGAAACTAATCGAAAAAGGGCTGGTGGTGATAAAATGAAAATCAGCCAGCAAATTTTGTCGACACACACACAGATCGCTCATGGGCCGAAGGAGTTTGACATGAAAACCAACGTAAACAAAACCTCGATCGACAATCACGAGATCAACAAGCGGGCTGGCTTGTACGGGAAGCAAGCTGGTGGCCTTCTGGATGTGATCAAGAAAAACCCAAGAGGATTAACCCGCAACGAGTTGTCTGCTGTGAGCGGTGTAGCGATCAACGCTGTTACCGGGCGAGTCAACCAGTTGCTCGGAATTGGCCAGCTCAAGACCAACGGCAAGCGTAGATGCTCTGTGTCAGGTCGGGTTGTGTGGGTGCTTGTGGCATGAGTAACGATCTACGCAGAAAAACTGCAGAAGCCCGCGAGCTGGAAAAGCAGATTGATCAGTTTGAACTGAACGGCGGCAAGATCACCAGACTAGGAGCTGTTGCATCGGAAAGGTCTGGCGGCACAGAAACATGGTTCGACACCGGAGAGACGTTCATGGAAAGCGTACGCAAGGGAATCAAGCGAAGCAATGACGTGAGGCGCAAGGTATGAGCGAGGGCTGGCTATGCCGTGATGAGCGCATGCTGGATGCGTTTGTTGGCCACATAAAAACCAACTGGGACTGGACCAAGCCGCTATTGGTCAAATGGCAGAACGGGAAAATGAAGTCTTATGGCCAGATAAGTCTGGCCCATGTCTGGTTTCAGGCTATGGCAGATCACGTCAACAAAAAACAACCTGGTCATGACTTCACCAAGGAAGATATTAAAACCGAGTTGAAGCGGCAATACGGCATCAGGCTGACAAAGCCGAACTTCATGACGGGAAAGGAAACGGTCTACCTCAAGAGCTTGGGCGATTACACCAAGGGCGAGATGCATGAGTTTATGGAAAAGGTAGATCGGTATGCCGTCAGCATTGGCTGTTTGCTTCCGGTGCATGGCGAGTACGAAGAACTGGCGCGGAGGCAGGTGGCATGAAACAGTGCAAGAAGTGCGGCTCAACTGAGATGGTCAAGCGAGGCGATGCCTGCCGACCATGCACCTATGACAGCAACAACGCCAGATACCAACGCCAAAAGCGCATGAGGGAAATCTTGGCAGCTTGGGAAGCAGGCCAGATCGTGGCCAATCTTGATCGGGTTACCGCTGAGATCCTGCACAAACGGTGGGCGGCATGAAGGGATCAAGCGTCAGCGCAGCATCAAAGCGGTTCCATGAGCAGCTGGCCAGCATCGGGTGCATAGCTTGCCTGAAGGATGGGCGGCACAACCCGATTGTCTCCATACACCACATCGAAGGGCGTACAAGACAGGGGGCACACATGAAGGTCCTGCCGTTGTGCGCCGGCCATCATCAAGACGGGACGGGTGCGCCTGGGTTGGTGGCGGTTCATCCGTGGAAGCGAAGGTTTGAGGATATGTACGGAAGCCAAGAACAGTTACTCGCTGAATGTCTGGAGATCATCAGGCAGAGAAGCATCAGGATGGCGCAAGCATGAGATGCCTAGAGGACATGCACCAGCGTGCACTGTTCGGGTGGGCATCAAATGCGGTTATTGGCGGCATCAGCGTGGGTGACTACCTGATCGCAATACCAAACGGCGGGCTTCGGAACAAGAAAGTCGCGGCACAGCTCAAAGCGCAAGGCGTAAAGGCTGGAGTCAGTGACATATTCCTCCCGGTGCCAAGATCCACCATGCATGGACTCTGGATAGAGCTCAAGACACCAAAGTCAGCACAGGGGCCGGCAGGCAAACCTTCGGCACTGCAGATCGAATGGCTGGACAAGATGGGGGGCCAAGGCTATGCCGCAGTGATCTGCTACGGCTGGACGGCGGCAATGGACACAATCATCGCGTATCTGGAGAGCTAATGGCACTCACACCCAAGCAAGAAAATTTCTGTCTGGCGTACCTTGAAACGGGTAACGCTTCCGAGGCGTACCGGAGGGTTTATAAGTCGCAATCCATGAAGCCAGAAACGGTAAACCGCACAGCAAAGGCCATGCTTGATAACCACAAGATTGCCGCAAGGCTTGCCGAACTGCGTGAACCCATCCTGAAACGCCACGCAACCACGGTGGATGATCTAATTAGAGAGCTTGAAGAAGCTAGGCAGCTTGCTTTAAGTATGGCCGCTTCGGCACCTGCAGTGTCAGCCACGATGGGCAAAGCGCGCATCCTTGGCATGGATAGGCAGGTTATAGATCACAAGATACAAGTGGTCGATGACGGGTCGAGTCAGTGGTAGTAAACCTTGCTAATTTCAGGGCGCATGTAAAGGCAAAGTCTCCGGCTTTTGTCCCTGCTTTTGTCGATCAAAGCAGGTACCAGGTGCTATATGGCGGGGCTGGCTGTGTGCATCCTGAGACTAAAATACACACAGAGTACGGGCTTATTCGTATTTGCGATATAGATCGCCCAATGCGCGTTCTAAGCTGGGATCGGAAAAATCAGAAATTCCAGCTTTCTCTAAGTGGTGGCAGCTTCCCAAAAGGTAGGGGGAATCTATACCGCATCGTAACGCAGCACGGAGAATTTCAATCAAGCGCGCATCACCTTGTTTTACTTTCAACAGGTGAATATCGACGGGCTGATAGTCTTCAGATCGGCGACGAGATAAGTCTAGCGCAGCCTTCCCAATCGCTGACCATTGAGGAACATTGCCGGTTATTGTCGCTTTCAGATGATCCGCATTATTCTCAAAAAGTCGTAAATTATCTGGGTGATTATGCAAACGAATGCCGTCGATATGATCCACAACCTCATGAGAATGGAGATTACGCCTTATTCTCTGAGCCAAAATTAAACGATGCTCTAGCACCCTGCCATTCTTGTTCGCCATTAATTGGAAATCCCTCGGGCATATTACAGAGGCATAGCCGTCCTTGTTTATGTGGCGACCCGTCTTGTAGAACGTGTTTCTGTGCGAAGGGACAACGCTTTGCTGGCGACGAGGCAAGCCATAGCGAAGCATCATCTTCTGGATATATTTCACGTTCTCATTTAAATGTTCTGCAATCTCGCCAGATGACAGCACTCCATCGCAAAGAGGAATTATCCGGAGAAGCCTATCAAGCGCCTTTTGGTCTTTTGGGTAATTCATCGCTCGAGCCCTCAAATTGTGAAGCTATATTATCCGGCTCCTCCCTTGTTAAGTCAATAGAAGTTGTTGAAATATCTGAATATTGGTGTATGCAGGTTCTTAACACCAATAACTACATTTCAGAGGATGGCGCTATTCATCACAATAGTGGCAAATCGCATATAGTCGCAAGGAAGATTCTTTACCGCCTGCTGAAAGAACATGACGTAAATCACAACTTCTTGGTGATCAGGAAGGTCGACAGGACTATCAAGCGGTCGGTGTTCAGGTTGATCCGCAACATCATCAGCCGCTGGAAGCTGGCAGATCAGTTCGAGGTTAACCTCACAGACAAGACAATCATCTACAAGCACAACGGCTCACAGATCATGTTCAGTGGGCTTGATGATGTTGAAAAGCTCAAGTCAATCGAGGGTGTTACGTCGATCTGGGTCGAAGAGGCAACCGAGTTAACGCAAGAGGATTTTGAACAGCTCGACTTGCGTTTGCGCGGCGATCACGGATGCCTGAAGCAAATCATCCTCACGTTTAACCCGATCAGTGAACAGCACTGGATTAAAAAAATCTTTTTCGATGACCCTATACAGGGCGTTTTCACCCTGCACACAACATATCTGGATAACGTATTCATTGACGACGAATACAAGATGGTTATGGAAAACAAGAAAAAGACCAATCCACGCTATTACAACATCTACGCGCTGGGCAACTGGGGAACCGCTGAAGGTCTGGTATTCACAAGGGCTTTCGCTCGTGCAATCAGGCAAGAGGAAATACTGGGGCTCAGGTGCATGCAGGGCTTGGACTTTGGCTACACAAATGACCCGTCAGCATTCTGCCAGGTGTATGTTGATCTGAATAATATGCGCCTGTATGTCTATGACGGATTCTATGAGCATGGGATGAGCAATGCCAACATAGCCAAAAGAATCACCGACATGAAGGCGCACAAGCACAAGACCATCGCTGACAGCTCGGAGCCGAAATCCATTGATTACATCAAGTCCAAGAGCGTCAGGATAGAAGGGGCGGCGAAGGGCAAGGACTCTGTGTCTGCCGGGATCGACTTCCTGTGTGAGTTTGAAATCATCGTTAACGCGCACCTTGTCGAGTTTATGACGGAGTTTGGAAACTACAGCTGGGCGCTGGATAAAGAAGGCAAACCAACAAACAAACCAGTGGATGACTTCAATCATTTTATTGACTCGCTCAGGTACGCAGTCGAACCCCTCACCCGCAACCAGTCCACGATTGCGCCGGTTACTTTTTCTCTCACTACAGGGACAAACGCATGACACGCGACGAAGCTGAAGCCTTGCTTGATAAGGCAATCAATGATCCAGCGTTATGTGAGAAACTGTTATACCTTTTGCGGTGCGATAAGCTGGCAGTTGTCATGTACAGGCGGCGTGTTGCGGCAAAGCTGTTAGCTGAAGGCATGCGCAAGCGTGACGTTATCGAGGCGCTGATGGAACGGCTGGGCGTATCAAGACCAACTGCATACAGGCTAATGGAAGATGAATAACTGGACGGATCAAAAGGCAACGCAAAAGCTGACAAAAAAGCAGATAAAGAAAATCACGGACAAGGCATATAGCGATATGATCGGACTGATCTTGGTGGAAAAGCTCCCGCCTCGTGAGGCCATTGCAGCCGCCATTGCAGCATGGGAGCCAGCGTATTACGAGGTGCTATCAAAAGCATTCAGTGACACGCTCCA